GACGCTAATCAGGAGTTGCTTGCAATGCAAGATCAATTCGGGGCCGCATCAACAGAGGCAAGAAATGCTGCAAAAAAAGTAGCTGATTTAAAAGATAGAATTGAAGATGCAAGGGAGACGGCAGATTTATTCGATCCGGGGAAAAAGTTTCAGGCATTTGTTACACTTGGTTCACAGATAGCAGCAGGGTTTAGTGCTGTACAGGGTGCGATGGCATTGGTAGGCTCTGAAAGTGAGGACGTACAAAAGGCACTATTGAAAGTACAGGGGGCGATGGCTTTAGCTCAAGGATTGAGCCAATTAAAGGATTTCGGAAAAAGTTGGCAGCAGGTTAATATTTTTATAAAAAGCAATACAATATTTATGAAAGCAAATGCTGCTGCTACTGCGCTAACAGCAAATGCTATGAAATTATTTGGGGTGTCTGTTGGTACCACATCAACAGCATTCAAAGTTTTAAAAACAGCAATAATAAGCACTGGTGTAGGTGCATTACTTATACTTGTTACCGAAGCGATTGCGCTGATTCAAAGTTGGACTTCAAGTACAGAGGCTCAAGCAGATGCCGAAGCAAAATTAAATGAAGAACTTGATAAGAGGAAAGGATATTTAGATGAAGCAATGCAGTCAACTCAGAGATGGGTGGATAGACAAGTAGATCGAATTAAAAAAGAAGAACAATTAAAAGATTTGTCAATAGATGAACAAGAAAATTCAAAAGAAATTTTAAAATTAAAAAAGGAGATATTAGATATTGATATAGCAAATGCAAGAGTAGAGTTGACAACGAAGGAAGGACTTTTATCAACACAGGAAGAAATTATATTAAAAGAGAAAATATTTAGAGCAGAGAAAGAAAAAACAAGACTGGATTTAATTGCTGAAAAAGAAGAAAATGATAAAAAAAATAAACAAATTGCTGAATCGAATGAAAAATATTTAAAAAAATTAGAACAACAAAAAGAAAAAGAAGCAGAGATAAGACGAAAAGCACTTGATTTACAATTTGAAGTAACTGAAAGTTTAACAACTTTTAATCTAAATGAACAGGCTAAAGAATTATTTGAATTACGTAAAAAATATAATGAACAAAAGAAAATACTTGAAGCTGGTGGAGAAAGCACTGTTGCATTAACTGAATTGTATAAAAAACAAAAGCAAGAAATTATTGATAAATATGAAAATATAGAAAGGGAAAAAGAAAAACAATTTTTAGAAGATCTTAATAAATTAAATGAGGAAATAAGGTTATCTGGTATAAAAAATCAAAGAGAAAAAGAAAGAACTGAATTAGCTATTTCATATAAAGAAAAATTTGCAGAATTAGAAAAAAATGAAAAATATAACGAAGATCAAAAAGCAAAATTAAGAGCTGCTTTACTGATCAAACAAAAAATAGATGAAGATGCTTTAACTGAAAAATTCAGGCAAGAGGACTTACAAAAAAGAGCACAAGATTTACAGAATATTGCTTCAAATGAAAAATTTAATTTTAATGAAAGGTTAACCGCTTTAAAATCACATTTAGATCTTGCTAATAAATTAACATTTGAAAGTGAAGATGAAAGAAAAGCATATATAGAAAAAATAACTCAAGATATTATTAAATTACAAAAAGATGAAAAGCAACACAGGATAGATGTTGAAAATGCAAAATATCAAGCTGTATCTCAATCAATAGGTGCAATATCAAATTTAGTTGGTGCATTTGCAAGTGATAATGAAAAGCAGGCAAAAAAAATGTTTAATATACAAAAGGCTTTAAATATATCGCAGGCAATAATTGATACTTATGCTGCTGCAAATAGTATATTTAGGCAAGCTTCATTAAATCCAGCAACTGTTCTTTTTCCTGCACAACCTTTTATTGCCGCTGGTGTAGCGATTGCAACTGGTCTTGCAAACGTAGCTAAAATATCACAGCAAAAATTTCAAGGTGGTAATGCTGGCGGTGGAACACCTCCTCCACCCCCGGGGTTAGGTGGCGGCGGATCACCTATGCAGCCTGCTTTATCTACAGCGGTGCAAGGACAGGCATTAAACGCTGAAGCAATTAATAACTTAGGGAATCAGTCTTTAAGAGCTTATGTAATGAATTCAGATATTCAAAACAATAATCAAAGAAACGCATATTTGCAGCGAAATGCAAGAATAGGATAATATGGAAAAATTACCACTTTTTAAACTGACAATAAAAGAAGACGAAAACTCTATTCAGGAAGTTAACGCAGTTGCATTGGTAGATATACCGGCAATAGGTGAAAACTTCTTTGCTTTTGAAAAACAATTATTTGTTGAGCCGAAAGCAGGCGAATCAGAAGATGAGTTTATACCACGCTGCATTTCGTATATGGTAGGTGAAGGAAAAGAACAGGATCAGGCTGCTGCGATATGTTACAGCAAATGGGAAAACAAAGATCAGAACTTTCAGGAAAGCTACAGCGACTATCCAAAAGAAGCAAGCGAGAACGCAAAGGTTGCCTTAAGGTGGGCGGAAGAAAACGGGTGGGGTGAATGTGGCACGCCTGTAGGCAAAGCAAGGGCGAATCAACTTGCAAAAGGTGAGCCGATTACACGTGAAACTATTGCACGCATGGCAGCATTTGAAAGGCACAGGCAAAACAGTCAAAAGGAATTAGGGGACGGTTGCGGTAGGCTTATGTGGTTAGCGTGGGGCGGTGATGCTGGCATTGAGTGGGCGCAAAGGAAACTTGAGCAGATAGATCGCCAAAAGATGCATGCTTTTTCTGTAGTCAATAATGAAGAACGTATTGTAGTTGGTCCTGCAATGATCCCTGATATGCCAATATATCGCAAAGACGAAACAGGCGAATATTATGTTTTCTTTGACAAAAAGACTATTGAAACAATCGCTTTAAAATTTTATGCAAAAGGGTTTCAACAAAGCGCAAACGAAATGCATACAAAGCCTGTTGAAGGGATCACTTTCTTTATGTCGTGGATAGCAGATGAAAGTAAAGGCATTCCGAAAATGAAGCAATTTGAAGACCTACCAGATGGCACATGGTTTTTAGGTGCAAAGGTTATGAATGATGAAACCTGGGCAAAAGTAAAAGATGGCACGTTTAAAGGCTTCAGCGTTGAAGGTATGTTCGATATGACAGAAGTAAAGATGCGAATGAAAGAAGAAGAGATCATTGAAAAATTAAGAGATTTACTAAGAGATTTTTAATTCGGTTTTTGTGTTTGATTTAGGTTTACAACTCCCCTGCCTGTTTTTACGGGTGGGGTTTGTTTTTAGTATTTATTGATATGAAAATCCTAACACTTACACAAAAATTTAGCGGCTGCGGCTATCACAGATTGATGCTTCCTATTTCGTTAATGGAAAAACAATACGGCAGAATTACCGATTCAATGACGGAAGATCAATGGGAGGAACACAATTACGATATTGTTTTTATCAATCGCATTTGGGAACCCGAAAACCTAATCGAAAGGCGAAAGCAGAAAGGGTTTAAATTGGTTGTAGATGTGGATGACTATTGGATTTTGTCTCATGATCATTTGATGTATGAAGGTTACAATGCATCAAATTTTGCAGGCAAGTTAATACACCACATGAGGGAGGCTGATTTAGTTACTTGCACACACGAAAGGTTGGCAGATGCTATTTATACGCATAATAAGAATGTTGAAATATTACCGAATGCCATACCTTATGGGCAGGCACAATTCAATGGTGAAAGGGTTGTAACGGATGCAGTAAAATTGTTTTGGGCAGGTGGCATTACACACGAACAGGATCTAAAGTTATTACAGGCGCCGTTAAAAAAGCTATCCGGTAACATCCAAATGGTGATGGGTGGCTTTGCAGATTCAAACGATACGGAGCGTTATTACTGGCATCGTATGGCTAATTACTTTACGGCGGATCAATCTTTGCCGCACATGTTAATTCGTGGCATGGATGTGTTTAATTACTACGAAATGTTCAAACATTCGGACATTATGTTAGTGCCTTTGGTGAAAAATAATTTTAACGGATTTAAGTCAAATATTAAACTTTTGGAGGCGGCTGGTAAGGCTATCCCTGTCATTGTTTCTTATGTCGATCCTTACATTGGATTTCCTGAAGATGTCGTTAAATATGTCAAAAAAAGTAGCGACTGGATGAAATATGTTAACGAATTAGTGAACGATAAAGATATGCGCGATGAACTCGGAGTTTTATTGCATACATACTGCGCTAAGTATTTCAATTTCAATGAGATAAACGAAAAAAGAAAATCAGCTTTTTTAAAGTTATTGAGTTAATTTTTCAACGATCGTTCAACGGTCGTTCAACGGTCGTTTAACAGCCGTTCAACAAAGGAAAGGAAAGTAAATAAAGTAAAGTAAATAAAAGAAATAAAAGAGATTATATAGGGAGGCTAATGGGGTGGCTATTGGGGAGGGCAATAGGGAGGCTTATGCAAAGAAAAGGAAAGGAAAGTAAATAAAGTAAAGAAATAAAGTAAAGTATAGTATGTGTTTCACACATCACAATTATGCTTTTTCATTGGTAAATGTCTAGTTTTTTTCGGTTTTGGTATATATGTGCATGAAGAATCCGATCGAACTTTTAGCACAGGTTAAAAAACTTGTATTTCAGGAAGAAACAATAGCCGCGCCAGGTTACACTTTGGAGGACGGAACTAAAATCATGGTTTCAGCTTTAGAGGTTGGCGGAATCGTTACACTCGAAGACGGCTCACCTGCACCGGCTGGTGAACATACTCTGGCTGATGGTACAGAGATCGTACTTGCGGAAGGTGGTGTAATCGCTGAAATCAAACCGAAAGAAGTTGAAGCTCCTGAAGTTAGTGTTGAGATTGAAAGCGGCAAGGATATGGAAAAGAAAGACGAAGAGGAGAAAGCAAAAATGGCTGCAAAGTTTTCTGAAATTGAAAACAGAATCGCCGCAAGTGAGCAAAGTTTTTCTGCTTTACAATCTGACTACGAAGGTTTAAAAGTTGCATTCAGTAAGCAAAGCGAAGCAATGCAGGGACTTATTCAGCTTGTTGACACATTGGTTAACGTACCTTCTCAAACACCAACTGAAATGCCTAACAACTTTAAAAAGGTTAGCATTGAAACTAAGGCAGATCGCATTCGCAATTATTCAAATTTCGTTTCACAATTTAAAAACAAATAAAGATGGCTTTTTTAGTAACTGGCCTTACGGCTTATGTAGAGCAAAACGAAGCACAGCTCGTTTCTCAGTCGCTGTTTGAGGCGAGAACTCAACAGCTTATCGTTTCTGAAGGAAATGTAATGACCGGAGTGAAAGGCTCTGAAACTGTTAACAGAATGGATACTGATGTATTCTTTCAAGATGACAGCTCTTGCGGTTTCGCTGCTTCCGGCACAACTGAATTTACTCAACGTACTTTAACTGTTGGTAAAGTTAAGGCACAGGAAATCCTTTGTCCGAAAGACCTCGAAGGAAAGTATCTGCAAAAGGCGCTCCCTGCTGGATCGAATTACGATACAATGGCATTTGCCCAAGAATATACAAACCTGAAAACTGGCAAGATTGCAGAAGCTATTGAGGTTGCTATCTGGCAAGCTACAGGTACAGGATACGGCGGTACTAACGGACTTTTAAACAAGTTCAAAGGTATTAAGCAGCTTATCACAGATGCAAGCACAACGCCTGTAAACGCAAACGTAACTGGCTTTTACGGATCAGGTGCGCCAATTACCGGCATCGATACTGCTGACAAAGCAAAAGCAGCTGTACTTGCAGTTGTTAAGGCTCTTCCTGCAAAGATCAAAGGTAAGTCTGATGTTCGCATCTTCTGCGGTTGGGATACTTTCGATCTGCTTATTGCTAAATATGTTGATTTGAATCTTTATCACTACAACTTAGGAAGTGACAAGAATGCTCCAAATGCTGAATTCATCGTTCCCGGTACATCTTACAAAGTTATTCCTGTTCATGGTTTGACTGGTACTGATGACATCTATGCTTTCAGAATGAGCAATATCTTCTTAGGAGTTGATTTGCAGGGTGAAGAGGATCGTTTTGAAATGTGGTATTCTCAAGATGATCGCAACGTGAAGTTTCACGCTTCATTTAAGATCGGTGTTCAGTTCGCATTCATGGACGAGATCGTAAAGTTCGAAGCTTAATTAATTAATCACAGGGAGGGGTAAAACTCTCCCTTCTTAAAAAAATATATCATGCCTTGTGCTTTGACCTCCGGATATACACTCGACTGTAAAGACAGCGCAGGTGGTATTACCGAAGTTTATTTTATCGAAAAAGGGAATGTTTCATCTATTGCTGCAAATGCTTCTGGCGTAGTTACAGGAATCACAAAAGCAAGCGGTAAGCGTTTCTGGAAATATGAACTGCCAAAAGAAACAGGTAACTTCACACACAACCCTCAAGTTTCAACTGAAAACGGAACATTGTTCTTTGAGCAAAACTTGACTATTGTAGTGAATAAACTTTCAGCGGCTGTAAATACAGAGCTTAAGTTGTTAGCTCAAAACATTCTGATTGCTGTAGTAAAAGATAACAACAATAAATTTTGGATGCTAGGAAAGGAAAGAGGTTTGGATATGGGTGCATCTGAAAGCGGAAGCGGAACAGCATTCGGAGATCGTTCAGGTTACACTTTGAACTTCATGGGTAAAGAGCCTGATCTTCTTTATG